ATCAAATTTTCCCCTTACCATCTTTTCATCTTCGGCACGTTTTTTTTTAATCAATGCAGCCAATTCTGTCGGAGGCATTTTATTGGTTTGCTTTTTGTTGATTTCTCTAATTTCCATTATATTTTCCTTTTTTGAAAGGGAAGGGAAATTTCACCCTTCCCTCAATATTATGCGTTGGTAATCGCGTTATTAAAATCTGCTTTGAAAGCCATAACAACCATACTAGAGCTACCCGCACCTACTACGTTTGTTCCAAGATTCATAACATATTGAGCTCTGTTATCAAATGCATCTACTAAATTTGTTCCCGGAGGGCTTAACGGTATCGTTGCACTTCCGTTAAATGGAACAATCCCGGATCCTGCCGGAAAACATACCGCAGGGGAATTCGCCCCTACAATCGTTGTCGTTGTAGGAAATGTAAAAGCAGTAAACCCTGTAGTATCATAATCTATTGTGATACTTGATTCCGTTGCCGTATTAGTCACGACAAGAACCCGAGCTGCACCAGGTGGATTTCCTGTTATCCCTAATCTTGGAGTAGCCGTTAAATTACTTAACTCTATCATTCCGTAAGCCGTAGGGATTTGGAAATCTACCAGTTCACCCACAGTAAAGTCATTCGGATTCCCGAAATAAACTTTTGCCTGTGTTGCTTGTGTAATTCCTAAAACAAAGCTTAAACCCGGATACATAAAACTATGACAAGGGATCTTTTGAAAGAATCCTGTTGTGCCATTAGCTACAGTAAATCCGGCTGATGCACCTGCTGCTGTAGCTGCCATTCCGAGTGTGAAAGCTGTAGTAGAAGTTAAAGAAGTGACCTCAAAAGGAATTGAACTTAACTGCTTTGCTCCTGCAACATTTATCAATCGAACACAATCCCCAACACTCAAACTAGTGTTTGTTGCTGTTACAACGAAAGTTGTACCATCAACCGCAGTTAATGCAACCTTTGTATAAGTAGGCGGATTAGTTTGATCAATGAAGGTAAAACCTCCCGTTGTTCCTGAAGTTGGATAAAGCACTCTACTTGCAGGTGTAGCATTAGCCGTCTGACCTGTTCCTTTATATGACCCTTGAGCCATACCTGAAAACCATTCGGATTTTGCTGATGCTGCTGCGCTTGCACTTCCGTAAAGAGTTAAATCTTCAACGAAAACCCAGTCCGGTCTATCCGTCATCGGAATATCTACAGCTACTGAAGTAGCAGGATTTGTATAATTCCACTTTCCAATAAAACTATATGGCATTGGCATTGTACACCTCCTATATTCCGGTAGAGCGAAGATTTTGAATCCAAAGGTCATTCGTAATGCATTGCCCTTGATAGAACGAACATCCGGCTGTATGTCTTAACATACATGGGTCGTTGTTGTATCCGGGTGGCAGATAAATAAAGCGTGCTTTACCTCCTGCTTGCCATACAACTTTGTAAGCCTCTTTAGCAGCAACAAAACAGTTAGCAATGTCATTACCAAGTAATGATGCATTAGGGCTAACGGATCCCTGCTCACTGATAAAGAATCTAACGTTATTGATTCCACCAAGTTCAACGCTCAATGTTTGACTAATATTAGGGTACTGGAATTTCTTCACAAAACCGGGCATATTATACAAAACAGGAATCATACGAGAGGTTAACATGCAACCATAAGAATCGCCGATTGGGCTTGTACCGAAACGGTCTTCCGCTTCCACAATATTAGTGATGTACTCACCACTATTGTTCTGCAAAATGGTAAACACGTCCGTAACATCATCTGCGCCCATTTCAGTAGGGATATCGCCATTCGTTCCGGAAACTGAATTTATGATAGAGGCAGAACTTTCCAGGTTATCTCTCTGAAGTGCGTCCTGAGTTTCTCTTAAAGATTGACCTAAACGGGCTGCTGCACTATTAAGCACAGGATCTTCATTAGTGATTGTGACCTGACGAGTTAATACGATATAAGTCGCATAAACACGTACACGGCAATCTACATCAACGCGATTAAGCTGTTGAGGCGGAGGATTGTTTTGAGCATCATCCAAAGGCACTTCAAATAGATCAAGCCTATCATAGCGACTTTGACGGTCAATAAATCCGTTGTTATCGGGCAATTCCACAGGTGAAGCAAAAAGATTGTGAATCAAATTGTGTTCAGGTGTGGATAATAATTTCGCATTATATCGCTGCTGAATTTGTGGAGGCAGCGTAGCTATTGAAACTGACATCGTTTGTCCTTAATGTACTACCCCATCTCAGGAACAGAACTAGCCATAGCAGCATACCCATGCATTTCACGATATAATTCTTTCTTCTGTGCATCCGTCATTTTGAACGCTTGCGCCATAGGTCTTTTGTCGAAAGAAGCCGGCGACGGGATATTCTTTTCAGACTTATCTATCGCTTTCTCAATTTCTTTCTTACGCCTAGTTCCCGGCACTTCTTCAGAAAGATTTAACGCTTTAATGTATTTATAGGTCTGCACTCCGATTTTATACGGGTCTTTCGACTCTGATATCGTCTTAGCTAACTCAGGTTCACGTTCTTCAAGAAGGGATAAAGTTTCGGGGTTGACGATTTCGTTAAAGTCTGAATACTGACGCATCAAACGATCCATGAATTGGCTGTCACTTTGTTTCTTGTGAAAGGCCTCTACTTCTTCTTTTGCAAACTGTTTAGCTATCTTTTGGGCTTCTCTCTGAACTAACCCTTTAACTTTGCCTTTAGGGATAAATTCATCGTCTGCAATTGAATCATATTCATCGATCTCTTGATGTACAGGTTTAGAGTTTGCAAGTTGCGCTTGCATTATCTGCATCTGCATTTCTTCGTATTGTTTCAGTCTTTTTTCAAGATCGTTATTTTTGATGCGCATAGCTTTCCAGTTCCGCTCGTCAGCTTCTTGTCTTGCATTTGCTACATCATTTACCTCATTGACATTCGTCTCAACTTGAGGAGCTACCTCGGGAACTTCGCTATTTACGTTTAAGTCTTCTGTCATTATTTTCCTTTTTTTGCAGTCGGCTAACCTGCTTTGCGCCATTGATTATGAGCAACTTAATCATTAACACGCTCATCTTGACAAATGAGTCATAAATGCATTATATGGCAACTAAAAATTAGGTTATCATGATTTGTCGGCATTGTTTTCAGGATAGAGAGGCAAAAGACTTTATAAATAAACAAGAAGTTTGCTATAAATGCAGTTTTGAATTAAAAAAAAGATCTGAAAAAAAACTGGAACTAATTCCTGAATGTCGAATTTGCGGGAAGATTATCCCTGAAGAAAAAGATGGGAAAAAATGTAGAAGAAAAGTTTATTGTTCTACACTTTGTTCACTGAAGGGACATAAATTGTTAAATGAATCTTACTGGACTAGGGAACTTAAGAAAGAAGTTCCCTTGAAATTTACACAGAGCATAAAGAGATTTTCGGTCGATCATTGTTAGTAAGTAATTCATCCCCTGAATAATGAGGATTTGCAATCCAATTACCCTCGTCATTTTTCATGAATCCGAAATATTCCAATTGCATATTTTCCCAACGACGGTACTTTGAAAGTTGTTCTTCCGGATATAAATCAGGGCAATTGAGTTCATTTATCATATGTGCTCGTTGAGGTAAACTCCAGCAGAAATAAACTCTTTCAGCTCCCGGTATAATCTTAAAGACTAACGTATCTGCTTCGGGGTATGGACGATAGAGGGTCTTTGTAAGTTCCCTGTGAAAAGCATTTTTCATAGCTAAATCACGTTTTTCATAGACTGTAATGTAAAAGGGTTTCCCCTCAAAATCGATCGTCCCTGACTTGATTGTGTCATTTATGTCTGCACAAAGGCTTAAGCGAAATTCGTAGTTCATATCGCCGGTAATGATCTGCCGTTCACCATGCAATTGTGCTTGTCTGTAGATATACCCAACATTATTTCTAGTTGGATCTAATCGGCTAATGTGGTTCATCATTTTCTCCTGATAGATTACAACATCCATTTAACCAGTTACCCCATCTAGTAAGATAAACCATCTTTTCATAAACAGGATCTAAATTCAGTGAATGCATCTTCTCAGCATCTCTTAAAAGTTCTTCATGCTCTTTTCTTCCGTGTACTTCAATGTAAGTTACAGGAATTTCTTCACCGGGATTGTCTAGCGGTACTAATTCTTCTTGCATTATTTCTTTGCCGGTTTTTTTGGTGTAATCGTTGAATTCAATGGGATCGGATTGCCGATGTTGATCGATTTTTTAGGAGGAGTTGGATTTTTCATGTGTTACCTTGTAAAGCGGATTTACATTAAAGACATATGTTAGATTTGCACTAACGTCCTCTATTATCTACCACCCGGTTTTTAATAGTGCTCTGCTGCTGAGCTAATATGCCAAAATCAATCCCGTAAGTTTGAATTGCACAAACAAGTTGACTACTTATCTTCTCTTCAAAGATTATCTCATCATCGGCTCTTGAACGAGCGTCCCTCTTCTAAGCACGGGTTTTACGGCGTTAATTATCTTTTAGGCTCATGCTCCGTCAATGTCATCCCTGCACGTCTATCAGTAATGTTTTGCATATCTTCACGGGTCATTTTGTCTTGAGGGCAAAACTTTCCTCGATACTGTTCTTTCATGCTGATAGGGCCTTTCTGGATTTCGATGTAATGATCTTTTTTACTCATGAGTAACGTCCTTTATAAGCTTGCTTCTCAATATCTTTTGCCATTGTACCCTCTTGAGAGTTATGACGCTCGATATAATCTAAAGTTTTGCTAAATCCTTCTTGAGAGAACACTTTCTCAGGACGTTGATAGTCTTTTAATGCCGGAGACATATCCCCTTGCTTCAATCCTTTCATCGCCATATCGCCATTGGGCATTGATCCATTCTTCTTAGACATTTTCCACCTCTTTGTTTATCTTTTACGCAACATTCGCTTTTGTTTCAACATTTTCTTTTGGGTTCACTTCAGGATTCAATGCATTGAGAATTTCTAATTCTTTCATTACATTATCTAAATTCATTCCCTGAAGCTCTTTAAGAGCTTTAACAACATTAAGTAAGCTATGAGTATCTTCTTGATGGGCTCTTCGCAATTTATCTTCTGCTATTGCATTATCAGTTTTAATCTTAGCTACTCTCTCAGCTGCAAGCCCTTCTTGACTATGGGCATAAGCCACTTTAGTTAAGTTATCTACTTGCATTTGCTGCATTTGCATTTGTTCAAGTTTAGCTTTCTGCTCTTCAATTGCTTTCTGTTTAGCTTGTATCTTCTCAATGATTCTTTCTTTGTTTTGTATTGTCATAGCCTCTACAATCTCATCCATTGGCATTACGTCAGGGGCTATTTGCTGTAAGTGGAGAAGTTGCGCCAACTCTAATTGTTGTTGTGATTCAGTAAGCGGAGCTTGAACGACTTTACATCCATACTTAAAAAACATTTTGTTATCGAATTCTTCCGTTGGATCTTCACCTATAACTTGCTTAACTTTTCCATATGTCCACATATTCTGAATGAATTCGCATTCTATATCTCCGCATAGTCTTTGTGCTTCATCCGCCTGATCAAATAGCCTTGTTAGATTGCGTGCTGTAGCTGCTTGCCTCATCATAGAAATAATGCCTGCCTTATCATCTACATCCATTCCCATAGCAGCCGGGTCAACTCCTGAGACTCTATAAATAATATCCTTTAACATCTCTTCCATTTGAAGCATGACGGGAGAAGGTGGGACTATAGGCATAGGCTGCACGTCATCCATAGATGATTCCGGATCAATCCATAATACACG